AGTTGCCACAGATGGCGGTGGTGATGGTGGTGATGGAACTACAACAACTGGTGGTGCTGGTGGTACTGGTGGAAATAATATTAATGAAACAATAGGAGCAACTGGTGGAGTTGGTGGAGATAGTGAACAAGCAGCAACAGCAGGTGGTTCTGCTTTTAATGGAACGAAATGTTATGGACCTAATGGTGCTGCTGGTTCTAGTGGTGCTGCTGTTCGTAGAACAAGTGGAATTAGTATAACCGTCAATACAAATGGACAAACAGTTAATGGTTCAACAACTGCTACTGGCGTAACTTGATAAGTATGCTATAATATTTGAATCAGATATAACATTATGAATGATAATTTTATTATAAGATATAAGGGAGCATTTACTCAGCAAGATTGTAACGAGATAATAAATTACATAGAATATCTTGATGAAAATAAATTATTATATTATGATAAGCAAAGTTTACATAGGCAAGATAATAAAACAGTTAGTATTAATAATGGTTTTGATTTAGATATACCTGCCACTTCTAGGATTTCAAGAATAATTCTTCCTAAGTATAAACCTTGTATTGATGATTATGTTCAAAGATTTAGTGTATTAGAGAGTAGTAAATTTTTAGTTTATGATGTTAAGTTGAAGAAAGTTCCTTCTGGTGGTGGATTTCACTCTTGGCATTATGAAAATGGTTCTATGATTTCTGCATCAAGAATGTTTGTTATTCAATTATACTTGAATGATGGTTTTGAGGGAGGAGAGACTGAATTTTTATATCAAAACTTGAGAGAGGAAGCGGTTGCTGGTGATGTAGTTATATTCCCTGCTGGATATACTCATGTTCATAGAGGTAATCCACCATTGGGAGGAACAAAATATACTGTTACTTCGTGGGCAGTTGTTCAAGATAATGGAGGATATGAGTAATGGAACAATTAATATGTGATACTTATGACACACCATTTCCTCATATTATTGTTAAAAATTTTTTTAATGAAGAAGAATTAGAACTAATATGGGAAGAACTTAAGTTTTATACCCATCCTGGTAAATTGATGAAAGCAGAAAACTTTGGTGGTATTGTAGGTGGTACTAATTCAAGTGCTATTGTTTTAGATCAGATATATCGTAATTATGAAAAGACAAGTAGTCAGTATATTAATGGTAATCCAAACTTTCGTCCAATATCAAATATTCTTACTCTTAATAGAAAACTGTTTGAATCTGGTATATTAGATGCTCTTGCTGGTGTGCATGATTCTGTAAGTCTATGTAATCAATCAAATTGGGATAGTGTAAAGGTTAGGTATTATCATAATGATGAATATTATGATCCACATACTGATAAATCAATGCAATTCCTAGCATTTTATTATATTCATAAGGAACCTAAAAAATATACAGGTGGAGAGGTATATTTTCCTAAGTATGACTATGAGTATGAATGTGATAGTAATTCAATTATAGTATTTCCAGGTTGGGTAAAACATGGTGTTAAAAAGGTAACTATTGAAGATTCTGCTTACTATGAGGGTTATGGAAGATATGCTATTACAACCTTCTTTGGTAGTAAACCTCGTGATGCGTAAATCATAAATCTTATAACTAACTCTGTAGAGGTTTAAGGGATACACTATAATATTTTAAAGGAACCAGTGACGGAACTGTCACAACCACCCTCATAGGTGGTTTTTTAATGCTATAATATATCCATACTAAAGATTATGACATGCAGTTACGCCCACATCAGGTAGAAGCGATTACAGCATTGAGTGAGAACAATAAAGGACAAGTTATCGTACCCACAGGAGGCGGTAAGACTCTTATTGCTATTAAAGATGCTATGAGGCAGTTTGCACTTGGTAACAAGACTCTTGTAGTAGTTGCTCCACGCATCCTATTAGCAGAGCAGTTGAGTTCTGAGTTCATGGAAGTAATAAGAGAGAGATACTGCTCTGTTCAAATGATGCACGTTCATAGTGGTAAGTTTGATAATATATTCAGCACAACTTCACCAGTAAAAATTGCTGAGTGGTGCAAATTAAGTAAAGGTAATAAGATTATCTTTACAACATACCATTCACTTAATAGAATACAACAGAGTTATGCTCATATTGATACAATCTATTATGATGAAGCACATAACGCAGTCCAAAAGAATTTTGTAGAGGCAGTAGAGTATTTCTCTATACATGCAGAGAGATCGTATTTCATTACTGCTACACCAAAGCACAGTCTCACACCATTCAAGGCAGGTATGAATGATAGTGATATATTCGGTAATGTAATATGCCAAGTGCCAGCACCTAAGTTAGTAAAGGAAGGATACATTCTACCACCAAAGGTGAAAGTATATAAGAGTGAGATAAGACAGAAGGATGAGATAACATTTGATGTAGAATGTAATCAGATTATGGATAATATTGATGACCATAATACAAAGAAGATCCTAGTATGTGCTAAGTCTACCAAACAGATTACAGGATTAGTATCCCATGATAAGTTCCTTGACGAATTAGCATGGAGAGGTTATACTTGCATGTATATTACTGCCAAGACTGGTGCATTTATTGATGGTGAGAAAGTAACCAGAGAAGAGTTCTTTAATGTATTGAGTGCATGGGGTCAAGATGAGGACAAGAAGTTTGTTGTTCTACATCATAGCATATTGGCAGAAGGTATCAACGTAAAGGGGTTAGAAGCAGTGTTATTCTTACGTTCTATGGATTACATTGGTATCAGTCAAACCATTGGTAGAGTGATCCGTAAAGGTGGTGCAGATAAGACTTATGGTTTAGTATGCGTTCCAGTATATTCTAAGGTGGGTATCTCTACTGCCAGAAAAGTAGAGGCCGTTGTTGATACTATTTTCAACAAAGGTGAAGCAGCAATTTCTACAGTAACAAGATGAACACTACAGCATTAGAAACGATTCAAGACACCTATGAAATTGATACTCTAAGAGAGATCATGGAGCATGGGTGTGCTTCAGGTGTGGCACATGATCACATTTATTATGCAGATACTACAAAGTTCTTTGATGATTATGAGGATGAGATTACTGACTACATTACTGATAACTTTGGTAGTGAGATGTTAGTTGAGTTGTTCTCAAACAACGAAGGCAATCTTCGGGGTTATAAGAATGATATAGTATGGACATATATTGAGTTGATAGCATCTACTATTATTGATGAACATGAGGATTAACAATGAGTAAAGAAATCCCTACAAAAGATTATATGCAAGATGGATGGGATAGTGGCCCGATTGGTTGCCATCCATACAAAAGAGGTTCACGTCATAATAAGATTGGGATGTGGATTATGTGGGCATTTTATGGTATAATTACTGTACAGGTTATTCATGCTATGTTAGTATTACCATTCTTTCCTATTCCTTTTGCAATACTATTAGGGTTAGGTTTTATATGCTATGTGGCATGGAGGGCAACATGAATGAATGGATAAAAGGATATGAAGATAAGCACTCAAATCCTGTATTTAAACATTGTAAGAATCCTGATAAGTGGGAAGTGAAAGATAGCAGATTCATCATGTTTCGGTATGGTGAAGGTAATGCCATAGATATTAGAATCATGGAGAATAATACTGATTTTAAACATACCATAAACATTACTGTTGATAATGGTAAGTTAAAGGCAATAGTATCGGAGCAAACTAAATGAGGGATACAATTCTATATGGAGATTGTAGAAAGACATTAGGAACACTTAAGGCACAAATATCAATTGGTATTGCAGATAGACCAAGAATGTGTGTCACATCTCCACCATACTACGGATTGAGAGATTATGGTGGTGAAGAGTCACAGATAGGATTGGAACAGTCTCCAGAAGAATACATTGAGCAGATGGTGGAGGTAATGTCATTGGTAAGAGATTGTCTTGCTGATGATGGTACATTGTGGTTAAACATAGGAGATAGTTACTACAACTATAAGTCTGGTACTGGTGAGTATGCTAAACAGTCATTCTCAAAGAGCAGACAAGACTTACCAATGAAG